GCAATTCCAAATTATCTGTTAATCTTCCTTGTAAAACGATCTTGTTAAGCACTTGTATTCCTCCGTTTGTTGCATTTTTTCAATCCATTATGCAATTTCGCATGTTCTGATCGGGTCAGAACCACGATATTTTCTGGATTGTTGTTTGTCTTATTGCCGTCAATGTGATGTACAATGTCCGAAGATGTCAGCTTTCTTCCGTATTTCTGTTCAGCTACAAGCCTATGTTCCAGCACAAACCCGTGTTTATCTGCTAAGTGGTTGTCTGGTCGATATACAAGAATATACCCGCTTGAGTGTTTCTTTCTTCCTCCGGACCAGTGATAATTTTTATCTCCAGCCATTGCTTCTCTCAGCTTTTGTTTGGTTTCATCTGACATCTTGCGTCCGTACGTCGGGCACAAGCTACCGGTTTTCCCAATGTGCGGATGTTTATGATTTTTCCACAGGAATTTTACGCTTTCAATTCGCGTAGGAACTCTCATGCCTGCTTTTTTCATCTCTCTTGAGAGTTTTTGTCGCTCAATTCCGATTTCGTTCTCAAGCATTCGCAAGCTCGCGCCTTCCGCAATCCGGGTTTCGATGTATTCCCGATATTTTTCTAAATCAACTTTCATCTCCCTGTCTCCTTGGTATACTTCTGGTTTTCCTCGTCCCACAGCGGATAAATGCTTTCGAGGTACTCCCGCATTTCCCGCTTGATTTCCTTGCCGTCACCCTGATCTGCCTCTCTGTGACACTCCGGGCACAGCATCACAAGGTTTGTCGGGATGCCCATGCCGCCGCGTGCTCTGCTGACATAATGTGCCGCCTGCAACACTCCGCCTTTCCCGCAGTGGCGGCAAATGCCGCCGTCCCGCTCCCAGCATTCGCGCCATACCGCCGGGCTAATGCCGGTAAACTTGGTCTGCCGTCTCATTCTTCCATGTCCTTTCTCGCCGCGCGTTCCAGTCTGCGCTTTGCCGTCCGGCGATTTGCTTTTTTCATCTTTGCCCAACCTCTGTGGTTATAAGCCCAGCACTCGTATTTGTGCGAAAATTCGCCGGGGTTTCTTGCAAATCTCTTGTAGTTTCTCCACTTCATACCCCGCGCTCCTCCGGCTTCCATTTACTCAGCCAACCAATCACCGTACTCTCCGGTTCGGTTTCAATACCCTGCTCCTTGCAGTCCTGCACGATCAGATTGATAAGCCGACCCATCTGTAAGGTGTTGTAAGTGCTCGACCCGTAGAAGCACATCAGATAACCGCCATTGCAATCCTGCGTTACCCATCCGAGGCCTTGCTTGCTCCACAGGTCAGCGATAAAGTCTCTCTGCTGACCGTTCACATACGGCACAAGTCGATAATTGTCCCCGATTTCGGGGATGTACTGCCGGTACACTTCCTCCCGCTTGATTCCCAGCTTTGCAGCCAGTTTTCCCATGCAAGCCCACGCATAAGCGTTTGCCCGCCCGGAACGTTTGTCGTACTTCTTCTTCACCTCGGCGGTATAGGTCTTGCCCTCTTTCATCTGTTCGCACTCCACCCGCGCCATAGGCGCGTTCTTGATATGCAAACACAACCAGTTGCCGAGATCGTTATGCACTACCTGTGCATGATCAAACTCATGCGTCATGGCTCATAGCCTCCATTGCCTTCTGATGGTCTTTATCGTCCATCTTCTTGTTCAGATCTACCATCAATGCGCCGAAATCATTCATTTTCAGTTTCGGAAGATCATCCAGTGGAAAACCGATGGTTTCTTCAAACTGCTTTTTCGTGGTTGCGCCCAGCGCTTTTGCAATCTTCTTAATGGTGGTTGTTTCCACCTCACCAATCACATCTTCTGGCGGCTTTTGCAGCGCCAGCTCCCGCTCGATTTTTTTAAGCGCAAAATGATATTCGTCATACGTTACCTCAGACGTAGTACGGCAGCCGGTAAGTCGCATAAGGTGTTCTTGTGCCTTGTCATTGCCGTAGACCTGTTGCAGCCTGTGCGCAAATGCCTGACAATCGCGTTTAATCAGCTTATCCGTACCTGCCCGCTCGGCTTCTCCAGAATACTTAGTCTGATCTTCTCGCACGCTGTCATCGTTCCAGTACACATCTGCGCCAACGCCGAGCATCTTTGCGGCAACTGAGATAGCGTCAGTATATGCCATCTTCCAGCATTCGTCTGATACCTGCGGGCCGTTTCTGGTCTGCGAAACAAACTGACTGCCGCCCGTGCCCGGAATAGCGTCAGACCATTCGCCTTCCACCTTGACAAACAGATTGATATTGCAGAATGCACACACAACGCCGTCATACGTTTCAAGCCACTGTTTGACAATCTCGGGTTTCCAGCCAATGCCGCACGGCCCGAATTGCTCCGTCAGCGCCTTAATTCGCCACATGGGGTTAATGTCGGTAAAACCTTTCAGCTTTCCGGCCTGAATCTCCTTTTTTGCTGTCTGCGGCACTGTGCGCAGCGCATTATACAGCGCCAGATTGTCACTCATTCTTCATCCTCCTGCTCAAAGTCATAAACCGCCATTCTCAAATCATCGAGAAAGCTCTCGATTTCCTGCGGAAACAAATCCGTGTAATCCTCCAGATACAGGCCAATAGCAGTTTCGGCCTCGCGCATATCCTGCAACCGGTTAAGTTGCTCCTGATCTGCCCTCTCCGGCGGCTCTAACGCCCGCTCGGGGCAGCCGGTCAGTGTATCACGCATTGCGCAGCGCCTCCAATACCTGCTTCTCTGAGGCAAAGGTTACGCGGTTATCCTTGTCCCACTTCTCCCAGTATCCGTTGCTGCGGCGATAGCACTCTTTCGTCTTCAGCTCATCGCCGTTTACCACCTCAAAAAACCACACTTCTGCAGTGCAAGTCAGCGCCGAAATGTTCATCATCACCGGCGTTTCCGGTTTCTTTTCAAGAACCAAATCCATCAGCTTGCGAAACAGCTTCTTGTCTTTTGCCATTGCGTTTTCCTCCGTTCGGTGCTATAATCACCTTGTAATGTTTTTGCATGCCGCTGATTGGGTATCCTACCACCCGTCAGCGGCTTTTCTCATTCCTGCAGGTATTCCAGCTCACCGCTGAGTGGTGCAAAGCACTGCGGGAACGTGTTGCCGTAGATATCTTTCAGCAGCACAAACCGCCATCCCATGCGATCTACGGTCTTAACCTGCTGTGTCGGCAGCTTTGCCATCTTCTCGCAGCGCTGCTCCAGTTCGTCCAGTGTGCATACATCCTCTGGTCGAAAGTCCAGTCCGTCCTTCTTGTGTGGTGCAAACCGCATCACCCGTGCCATGTCAATCGCCGAGCCGTTAATTTTTACTACCATGCTTGTCCTCCGTTCTCATGCTGATCGTCTTTGCGCTCTCGCGCATATGCAGGCCGTACTTAGCGGCGTTCATTGCCTTGCCGATAACCCGGCGCTGCATGTCTTTGACTTTCAGCGTCTTGCGTCTTGCTTCCGTCATATCCTGTTTTCTCCCCTCAGCGGTAACGACCGCGATAGTGTTTCTGCTGCTCGCATGCCGCAAGCAACAGGCTTGCCCTTGCGCTCACCATGCCGACAGTCAGCAGCGCCAGCATGATAGCGGCTCCGGAAAACAAGTCGATTCTTCCGTTCTCGGTCATGCCGCCGGAAACCAGCGTGCCGAGAAAGCACATTCCTGCTAACCATCCGTAGCGTTTGTAGGTCATTGGTTTCAATCCCCTTTCGCGGTTTCTTGTAACACTCGAACGTAGTGAGAGTGTTATTCTTTTCTTTCTTTCTTAGAAAGTTAAATTAATATATATTCGACCGTAGGGAGAATATATATATACTTCTTTTCTTTCTTTGTTACTTTCTTTCTTACGCCTCGGTGTGTTGATGGTTTGTTATCGGTGTGTTATCGGTTTGTTGATTGTGTGTTATCTGTGTGTTGATGGTCTGTTGTTGGAGTGTTACGCAGACGCTTCCGCCTGCACCAATCGGTTAGCCACATCGGCCACATGATAGCGACCGCCGGTTAAACGCGGAACACCATCTAAATAACGCTGTACGGTACGATAACTAACGCCAAACCAGTCTTTTAACTGTTTTGTGGTAATATATTCGCACCCTGCGAACGTGCGCAAACGGCCTTCAACCGTGCGTCTGCGGTTGCTTAATTCTGTTGCTGTCATTCGTTCAACCCTCCGCTTTCTGTGTGTTATTGGTGTGTTGCTTAGTGTGTTGATGGTGTGCTATCGCTCATCATCATTGTTGCCGCCACGCAGCATTGCACACACAATAAGCAGCGCCATTTCTACGCCCAGTGTTGCCAGCACTCCGGCAACGAACGGGTGAATATACATCGGTTTCACCTCCGCTTGTTCGCCCCTTCCCGACCGTGGTATAATAGCCGGGAAAGGAGGTGTTGATATGATGCACTTAGGTTCAGAGCTTCGCCGTATCGAGCAAGAAGCCGAATTGGAATTTCGTGAATCCATGTTGAAGCAGCTTGAAGATGAACGCCAGCAACGCGAAAAATCTGACGTAGAAGAACGCCGATTCGCGCTGAAATGGAATCGCATCAACCTTGCTGTTGCGATTTTCGCCGCGTTAGTCGGAACGGCCGGTCTTGTTCTCTCTCTTGTGTCTATCCTCTCGTAACAATGCGATCCGATAGACGATACTGCAACAACTCCAACCCAGTGCAAAACTGGATAGGCAAAGCGCTATAACTTTCAGCGCCATGTCCTTCTCACCTCCGCTTATGCGCTCTCGTTGTCATTCTCCACGCCGAATGCCCCGTTGGTAATTTCATCGTCCGTGGCAAACAGGTAAGTGAACGGCTTCTTGAAATAGCGGCACAGTAGCTTGCATTCTTTCGGCGTAAACCGTCCGCTTTTCATTTTGGATTCATAGGCATTTCTGCTGATACCTAAGATATTACCCATATCATCAGATGTCAGACCGTGAAACGCTTTCATGCCCATCAAATTCGGATACATATTTGCACCTCCCTTCTCATTTGTTGGCGCTCCGCCAACCTGTGATTACAGTTTATCAGCAATGCGCCAACTTGTCAAGGGATTTTTCAAAAAATGTTGACAGAACGCCAACTTAGTGTTATGCTGTACTCATAGGAGGTGAGCACATGGAATTCTACGAAGAACTGAAAGCTGCTCGCATTAAGGCCGGTTTAACCCAGCAGCAAATAGCCGACGAAATAGGCATTACAAAGAGTACCTATTGTGGATACGAAACTGCAAAGCGAAACCCTGACCCGCAGAGAATCAAACAGCTTGCAAAGGTTCTTCACATCTCTGCCGATACCTTGTTAGATACCGGCATAGAAAAAGAAAAAGCCCCTGCCCCGGCCAAAGCCGAAACAGGGGAAATCACAAGAGAGATGTCTATTGAGTTGTTAAAGGCTCTCGGATTGCTCGACCAGTCCGGCAACCTTTCCGACGATGATCTCGCGTTTCTTGCGCACATCGTCGGATTGCTCGAATGGCGTTTCGGCGATCATTCGTAGCGCATTGTATATGCGCAGCGGGTTTGTGCATGAATTGAGCATTGCGGTAAAACGGTCGATGTTGTCCATGATGTTTGGTTCCTGCCTTTCCTGTTGTATACTCCTATGATATTACCTTAAAATGGAAATATCAATAAGAACCGTTCGCCTTTATCTGACATATAGTATAGCGAACGTTTGTTCGATTTTCAAGAGGACGCGAACAGCCTTGTTGAAAAGTCCAATAAACAGGACTTATTGCTTCTCTGGAGAGATTCCAGCCTCGCGCAGTTTCTTCGTCAAGAACTGCGCGACGGCTTTCGAAAGGTCACTAAAACCGGCTGCATCAAAGCCGACAAAGTATCCGTTGTTCTCTGCATTGGTCAAAGCTGTTTCAGCAAGGCGGATAGCCTTGCCTCGCTGGTGCTTAGTAAGCGGCAACGTGTTGATATAGTGATATAGGGCTTCAACGCTCTTGATCGTCGTTTCATCGCGTTTGACGCAAAGTCCGTTTCCGTATTCCATCGGTGATTAGCTCCTTTCGCCCAGCAGTTTTGAAATGAAATACTGCTGACCCTTGCCGGTTACTTTCGGCGTTTTGTTTACGCTGATATGGCCGTCTGCATGGGTGACGCTGGTTTCCTTGACCTCAAACAAGCCTAACTCCATGCTTCGCTGTGTCGGCATATTGTAATCGGTGCCCTGACGGCGTACAAGATAGCCGTTCTCACGCATCCACGCAAACAGGCGCTTGCCGCCCATGTCAACGCCGTTCTGCTTGATGATCTTTGCAAGATCGAAAATTAGAATAGAAGTCTTGGCCGTGGCTACGCTGTCCGCGAAAAGAACCTTGGGTGCGTCTTGCTCGATCTTCTCCGAAAGCGTGTGGATTCGCTTGTTGGCAATCTGCAAGGCGCGTGCCATTACCTTTTCCGGGCTGTTCCAGTCGCGTTCAAGCTGTAAGAAATACTGGCGTGCCTGCTTGCCCTTGTCGTTGCGCTGGAGCATGCAAAGCTCCTTTGCCATATCAATAGTAATAGCAGCGTCGTCTACAGTACGTCGTACTTCACGGTTTCCCTCGTATTGAAGGCGGTCAAATTTGACCGGGTTGAAATCACGCCCTTGCTCAAAACCGTATTCACACATACGAGGAAACCAATGGCGAAAATCTGCGCCGACTTCGAGAAAGTCGTGCATCTCGCGGGCGGATACGGTTGGTTGTTCGTTATCGTAGTTTACAGTAATGATTTCGTTCATGTATATACCTCACTTTCCGTAATGGGAAAGGAGTGGCGGGAGCATCCCCCGCCATGCGTTACTCCAATGCTATCCCCGTTTCGGGAAAAGCTGCTTTGCTGTAGCTACGGGTATAGTTTAACCAGCGTAACACAAAATGTAAATTGACAAAATAACGAGGGCAAAAAGCAGAAAAACGTAATTTGCAAACTTTTTCAGAAAAACATTGTTTTTTCATTGATATATAACGTCACTGAATGGCAACGCATGCCGAAAAAATGCCGCTATATGTCCCACAAAGCCAATCTTCATACAATCTAAAAAAGTGCATAAAACAATTTTTAAGAAGTCGAAAATAAAAGGGAAGGTGAAATTATGTTTTGCACGAATTGTGGCACGGAATTCGAGGGAAATTTTTGCCCGAACTGCGGAACAAAGGCTGGTGAACAACTACCTGCACAAACCGTTGCCCCAAAGGAAACGCACGAGTATTACGATAAAGAGGGCGATTTAATCGACCTCTCCACGATCTACGGCGTTTACAAGGACAGAACCGGCATGTCTGCATTCTTCCGCAAATGCACCGATTACGATTCTGTCACTATCGGTAAAGCGTTAGACTATATCGAGGATAACGTAAAGCCGAAGGAATACGGCATGCTGGATGCAATCCGCATGAAGCGTCAGATTGAAGCACCGATTGAGAAGATCATAAAAGTGCAAGCAGTGAACGACCCTTCGGTTAAATTGCAAAAGGCGCAGCTTTCCGAACTGAAAAAGGCGAACAAACTACAGCAAAAAGAAATGAACGCACAAGCGCGTTGTCCGCGTTGCGGCTCCACTTCCCTTTCTGCGCATAAGAAGGGATTCGGCATCGGCAAGGCCGTGGTAGGCGCAGCCGTGACCGCGCCGCTGGGGCTGGGATTGATCGGTGCCGTAGCCGGAAACAAGGGCGCGAAAAAAGTCCGCGTCACTTGTTTGAAATGTGGAAAACAATTTTGGGCATAAAAAACGCCCACCGGCGGCAACCGGTGGACGTTATACGGGGGTAGAAATCTTGTGCAACGGAATTCTACCCTCTTATTATATCGAAAATAGGAGGAAAATGCAATGCCACGTCGAAAAAAAGACCCTCGCGGCTTTGTCCGTGAGACCGGAACGTATATGGGAAAGCACTACGACCTGAGAGCAAAAACCGAAAAGGAACTCAACGAGAAAATCAGGGCAAAACGCGCAGAGATCGAATCCGGAAGTAAACTCATTGAAGCCGGTGTTACCGTAAAGGAATGGGGAAAACGCTGGGTAGAAACCTACAAGTCCGGCGTGAAGGAATCCACGCGCAGGCTGATTGAGGGACGGCTTGTGAACTACGTCTATCCCTACATTGGGGATATCCCCGTTAGCAAAGTGCGGCCGCTGAACTGTCAGGAAGCGCTTAACTCTGCGGAAGGACGTGCGCCGGACACCGTAAAGAAGGTGCAGCAGGCAATCGAGCAGATGTTCCGTGCAGCCAAGCAGAACGGCTTGTGCGTCAATAATCCTGCGGAAGATTTGAAGATGCCCCGTACTGGCAAGCAGAAGAGCCACAGGAGCATTACAGATCGAGAACGTGTTATTTTACTGGAAACTGCAAAGACGCATCCTGCGGGAACGTGGGTGCTTACTCTGCTGTATAGTGGCTTGCGTCCGGCGGAAAGCCTTGTGCTGACATACGCCGATATTACAGGCGGTATGATTACTGTTGACAAGGCATACGACCGGGACACCCGCGCCGAGAAATACCCCAAGTCAGACGCAGGCGTTCGCAAAATCCCGATTATCCCCCAGCTTGCCGCAGTCCTGCCGAAAGACGGTTCGTTCGGTGAATTGGTTTTTCCGCGTAACGGGCACTTGTACGATGATAAGTCCATGCGTGCCATGTGGCAGGGTTTCCGCGCCGCTATGGATGATACCGAGCGCGAGTTGATCGCGGCGGGGAAAATTTCACCCATTGCCGAGCAGCTGCCTCCTATCGTTCCCTACGATCTGCGCCACACGTTCTGCACAGATTTAGAGCGTGCGGGCGTACCGCTCAACGTCGCAAGCAAACTCATGGGACACGCATCTATCGAGATCACCGCCAAGATTTACACGCACACCGGCGAGGATATGATCGAACGTGCAGGCGAGCAATTAGCCGCCTTGCTCAGTCCCACATTTAGTCCCATTAACGAAGTGCAAAAAACGCCTATGGCTGACATTATGCGAGAGCTGCAAGAACTTCGTGCAGCAGTGCTCAAAGCCGTATAAAATAACAAAAAAAGCCTTGTTTCAATGGATTTACCAAAGAAACAAGGCTTTTTAATGTGGAGCTGCTAACCAGATTTGAACTGGTGACCTCATCCTTACCAAGGACGAGGTGAAATTTTGAAACCCCACAGTATGTCTGAACTTTTGACACTTCAAAAATTTTAGTCCCATGTTTAGTCCCACTTGACCTATACATTGTACCACAGATAGCGTGGGACTTCAATACCGCAAAAAGGGAGGGCATTTGCCCTCCCTTCGTTCAATGCTTCACAACATACCGATAATATGCTGTTTCCTTATTCTTCACTGCGTCCTTGTCTTCGAGCCAGAACGCACAAGCAGCGTCAACATAGTAATCAATGTTGCGGATGCCGTGCTTCTCGTTGACCTTGCAAAAGTCGGAGTAAACAGCGTTCATTGCTACCCAAAATTCTACCGGGTCGCAATTCATGTTGTGCTGCTGCATTACCTGCTTGCACTGTTCAAACGTCCAGTGCGGGCCAGTCGTGCCGTCAGCGTTCTGCATGTTGTGCAGCCATTCGTCCGCCATGTCCTTAGTCATACGTCCGGTGTGCGTACTGGAAGCATAGCCCATAGTGCGCTCAGAACCGTGCGTCTTGTCACCTACATAAGAAGTATCCCCCATGTAAGCATCATCGTCACGAAAGCCAATAGGGCGCGGTGCCGTTAATAGACCGCAGCGCGTCAGAATGAGAGCAGCAGGAATTACCGAGCATTCGGAAACTGCCGCCGCTGGACGAAGTGACAACGCGACACAGGTATTTGTGACGGGTGTCCAGATTAAACACTGTCGCCTGTGCGCCGTTGCATTTCAGCAGAGGATACGTTACCGTTCCGTCGCCGATTGTGATTACTACCGGTGCGCCGATGATCGTTGTGCTCGGAATGTTCTGAGCGATTACGATTCCGTATACGCATCCGTTCTGATAATCTCCCGCCGGAATGTTCACCGTCAGCACGCCGCTTGCGTAAGTCACGCCCTGTGAGATACGCAGGTTCGGACACAGTTTTTGTACGGGCTTGCAAGCCATAATCAAAACCTCCTATCAAAGCCGGGGGAATGTCCCCCGGCTGAACGTATCTCTCACATGCCGCAGCAGGTGTTGCAGCCACAGCCGGAAAACTGGTAAGGTGCCGGAACCGGGAACGCCGGAACGGGAGCCGGGCGCAGAGCGTTTACCAGATAATTGTTCTGTGCTTCCTGAGAAGCAGCGAACTTGAGGGTCTGGTTCTCCGTCTGGAGCGCCGCGATCTTCTCTGCCTGACGCGCAGTTTCCATCTGGTCAATCCGCGCAATGATACGGTCGGTATCACTGTGCGTAGACTGGATGATATCACGCGCATTAGTAGCAGCGTTGTAATTGGTGTCGCAGAAACCTCGTTCTACCTGACGCTGCGTATCGCAGCAGCAGCTTGCCATCTGCGTACCGAGTGCGGTCAGACCCGCAGTCACGCCGTTAAAGCCGTTGTTCATGTTGGTGTTTACGCCGTTGATAAGCTGGGCGTTCTGATAGCCGAGCTGGCAAACCGAATTGTCCACGCCGTGGAAGCCGTTAGAAACCGCGCTGCCGAGCGTGTTGAAGCCGGTCAGCATCCCGTTGTTCATACTGTAAAAGCCGTTGCACAATCCGTCCTGAATGCCGAGAACGGAACGGGACAGGTTGTTGAAGTTGAACTCACTGCACAGATCGGAGCGAGTAACCGCGCCCTGATACCCTGCGCCGTTCGCACCGTTGCCGCCGTTGTTGCCCCAGCCCCAGCCGTTGCCGCCGAAAATCAGTGCAATAATCAGAAATGCGAAAATCCACGAGCCATCGCCGCCCCACATACCGGAGCCGTTGTTGCTACCGTTGTTGTCCTGACCCAGTGCATAGCCCAGAGCCATCGAATCGTCACTCATAGTGTAATTCTCCTTTTCAGTTATATTTGATCGGAACCGTACGCTTTCCGAACATGACAAATTCACGTCGGATTTTCATCAAGATTCCGTAACTGAAAATGGAACCGTAAAAAATCGTCTGTTTTTTTACAGTTTCGTATTTACTTGATCTTCATGCCGAACTGCTGTGCAAACTGATCAAGGTCAATCCCTCGCTCCTTTGCAATGTTCATCGCCATCTGCCGCAGTGCATCCGGACTTTTCCCCTGTATACTCTGCATAAGCTGATTCACCATCGGGGTGTTGCCTGTCATCTGCTGCAAAAGCACCGTCGGGTTTCCGCCGTGCTGCATCAGCTGCATCAGCTGAATTATGCTCATCATGCCTCGTTCCCTCCCAGCTTGTCGCATAAGGTGTTGAACCGTGCTTTCAGCTCGTCAAACTCACTTCTCGGAACGAACTTTGACAAATCCGTTTCCGAGGGTTTATTTGTTTCCTGCATCTGCACCCGGCTGTATGCCACGAAATCCGCGCAGCCGGTTTGAAGGCTGAGCTGCTTTGTGTAGATATAGCCGTGCGCCGTGTCCGGCATGATAGTAAGCGCACCGGAAAAGTCCGTCTGTACCGCGCGTGCTTCCTCCACGCTTGCCACAGGTCGAACAATATGCTGTGGAGATTGCACCTGCTGTTGCATTGGTGTCTGCATTGGCTGTTGCGGGTACTGCTGTTGATACTGCGGCGTGTAGCCAGTGTAACCATAAGGATATGCCATTAACCCAGCACCTCCGTAACGTGTTCGCTGATGGATTTACTTACCGCCTCTTTGTAGGATATATACTCCTCCAAACAATCTGTGTTGCCTGCGTTGCGGTAAACTGCTACAATGCGACGAGCGCACTCAGGGTCATACCCCATGCGTTCAAGTCTCTGTTCGTAACTCATGCGATCACTTCCTTATACTTTCAGTATAAGGTCTGCCGGGCGTGACAACCTGTCACAAATCTGTCAATTTTCCGTCACAGCACGCGCAGCATTTTGCATTTGATGCTGTTCAACCGACGATGCACCGTGCTTTCGCTCATGTGCAGCGTCATGCAAATTTGAGTAATAGAACGCGCCGATGTTCGCAGATCAAACACGGCGCGTTCTTCTGGTGTAAAATTGCACTCACGCCGGAAGTATTCCACCTCCGGCCTTGTAAATTCCGTTAATTTCATGCGGTATCCCCTCGTTATGGTGTCACCGCATATCTTTCCCCTTGTATAAAAAAATCGGGTGCGACACACTTTCGCGCTTCGCACCCTATAAAAACACACCGTCCCACGTCCTCTACGTCTATACCCTATGTAGGTTCATAAGGCTTCGGGGAGCGCAGGAACAATGCGTTTTTTCAATTCTGATAGGATTATACCATCTTTTGTGTTCGTCCGCAACTTAGCCGTAAAGGTGCGCACGGTCGTTTATAACCAGCAGGCGCAGCAGGTCGGTCGTCAGTGCCAGCTTGCCCTGATCGTCACCGTGCAGAAAGCCCTTGTTCACCAGCTTCTGCACGGTCGCCTTGCCCCATTCAGGTACTGCGTCTACCGTGTTATATACCTTCTTGGCGTTCTCAGCGTTTGCAATCTCCTGCTTTGCGATTGCGCGGGTCTGTGATTCCGTCATGTCTTCAACCTCTTTCTCTGTCAGCATGGTTTTGAATTTCTGCCACAACTGTGGATTGCGTACCCACGGTTCCGGGCACTGCTTGTGCGTCACATCGTAGTGACGGCACACGCGCGATGCCGGAATATGGTACTTTGCCATCAACTCACGGGTCAGCTTTGCGGCGCGCTTCATGGTCTCCTCGGGGATAACGTACACCCCGTTTCGGATAACGCTGCACATTTCAATGCCAATGGAATTAGCGTTCCGGCAGTCGTTGTAGTAGCTGCCGCCGCGTTCCCTGCCGCAATGCCATGCCGTGTCACCGTCTTTTACGCTCTGCACGATTCTTTCCGTGTCCACAAAATAATGTGCGCTTGCGTTCAAACCGCCCTCACGCGCGAAATAATCCGCGTTATTCTGTGCCGTATCGCCGTTGTTGGACGTAAAGTGCAGGCAAATCCAGTGAATCGGAAACTCTCTGCCTTTACGGTAATTACTCGGATTGCACGCTTTGAACGGAATGCTCATTCTTCCTCGTCTCCAATCTTGTCTACTGCGTCCTTTGCTGCCGCAAGTGCCTTTTTCAGCCATGGCGGACACGGCGCACCAAGCGCAACTGCGTTCTCCACGATAGAGCCAAGCTCGGTCAACGTGTACCATACGACCACCAGCGGACAAAGCAGCACCGTGTATTCAAACGGCAGTGTCACGCCCGGCAGATGGTCTACGACCATGCCAATCAGCAAGTCCGCGCCGCCTGCGACCGCAACGACCACAATAGAGCCGACCTTGTGAAAGATACCGTCTCTCGCTTCCTTGCTCGACCAGTTGCCTTTCTGCATTGCCGCCGCCGTGCCGGTCAGATAGTCCGCCGCCATCGCTGCCACAAACAGCACAACAAGCCAGCCGAACCACCCCCACAGGGCGGTAAGGACGGCAACGCAAGCGGTAACAGCCGCCTTAAAATTGTTTACATTATCCATACACTTATCTCTCTTTCTGTGCTCTTTTTATTCTGCCGTGCCGCCGAACTCCGCGGGCACAAGCTCCGGCATACCGCATTCGTCAATCAGGATTGCCGCAACCTGCTTTTTCAGCTTCGCGGGCACGTCCTTGAATGCGCATTTACCGATAATCACGCGATTTGCAAATAACATTGCCATCATAAGTACCATCCTTTCGAAATAGGTCTTGATTTTGTTAAGCATAAACAACCGCCGCCATTTCGGCGATACAGTCCTCGTAAAAACTCTGCTGGTCAGCAAGGGCGGAAACCTGCGCTTTCAGCAGCTTATTTTCCTGCTCCAGTTCTGCGTTGCTTTTCGGAATAACCGGCTTCGGCAGCTTCGCCTTATCCGCCTCGATTTCCTCGGCGGTGCGCTCTACCACCTTGCCGTCTACGAGCTTATAACGCAGAATCGCGCCGTCGTAGAGCGGCTTATCGAGATAATGGCTCTGCGCGAGCGCGTACTTGTCTCCAAAGCCTTCATCAATTTTCATCCATCCGGTAAGATCTGCCGGGAGGGAATACTCTCCTTCGAGCCGCAAAACACGGCTTTCACTGTCCAGAAGGACGTAAACACGGGATTTAGGGGTTTGCATAGTGTCACCTCCTTATAGGTCGGCGGAAATAAAGGCATATCCAGCGGGTGCGTTATCAGAACGCTGCAAGAAACAGTAATAGCCTTGATCAGTTGCGTTAAAAGACACGAGAATAGATGCTTTTGTCCTGCCAATGTCTAAAAGTGATATAGCTGTTACAGAAAATGCAGTAGTTCCACCAGAAATAGATCGTGCGATAATTCGATAGTTACTTACATCGTTAAAATTGATTGCTGGTACTGTACGTTTCCTTGCATAAGGGAGAATGAATACTGCACTTGTAGCACCAGAAGGAACAAACGTAGAGTTTGTGATTGTGGGTGTATCTGCACTCTCAACCTTCTCTGCATAGTACGTGCACCTCCTCAGCTGCTCCCCGAAATCAGGGATTTCGTTCAGCACCCAAACGCCGTTTTCCTTGTGCGCAAGGGTCTGCGTGTCGCCCAGTTCGAGCTTGATGGCTTTGATCTTAACGTTATCGACAAGTGAGTTTATTTCACACTGAGTTTGCGAGTTCGAAAGTTTCTGAATATAGAAGCCAAGTTCAGACGAAAAGAAAGTTTGTGCTTGATTTACAGAACCGTTGTACACGAATGAGCCTGTTCGCAAAGTGCCATCTGACAGCAAAACCGAACCGGTAAGGGTCATGCCGATAAACTGGTCGAAATCAGCAAAATACTCCCCCCAGTATGTGCCGGATTTTTTCAGGCAGATACAGCCATCTTCGAGAGTTACAGCTCCACCAACGTCGAGCTTCCACCTATCTATCGTATAACCAGCCACGCAGTAGCCGGGAACTTGCACAGATTTACCGACAATATAATTTGTACCGTTCACAGCGATGAGAGGGTCTTGTCCGATGTATCCGATAACCGGATAAGCCTTGTCGGTTGTTCCGACTTCTGTCCACGAAAGAGTGTTGTATTTTACACCCGCCGGAATATAGTACCCATTCCTCTGGTTCACCGGTCTGCCGAAGTACCAGTTATCGAGCAGGTTCGGGTTGACACCGCCGCCGGACGTTGTGGGAATTTTCGTCAACGCCTCAGAAATCAATGTCGAATCCTCAGCGCTAACCGGAATGGTATCGCCTCGGATTTCGAGTTTTTTTCGCAGTTCAGCGGGCGTAGACGCACCGGAGATAATCTGCGCCGCTCTCACCGCAGCGTCGATTTCTTCACCGCTAAACTGCGATGTGTAAGCATCAGGCATTATACAACCACCTTTCGTGTGAATTTCTCGTTGAAGCCCTTGCCATCGCGGGTGATAAGCCGTCCGGTAGAGCTTGCGCGGTATACGCGGTAGTAGATGAGGACACAGCCGGGCGCACCGTCGCCGCCGTTGGAGCCGTTGCCGCCCTCTCCGCCGGAATGGCTCCACGTGTCTACAGCTTGCGTCAATCCGCCGCCGCCTCCGCCACCGCCTCCGTGACCGCCTCCGCCACCGCAGCCAAGCATGGTCGGCATGTTCGGAATGATAGTTGCGTTGCCGCCAGAGCCGCCCGCGCCACCTTTTGCAAGCCATCCGTAACCTTGATGCTCAGGCGTGTCGAAATTCGTCCATTCCAAGCGTCCGGCATTGCCATCTCCTCCCGCGTTGCCCATAGCGGCACCGCCACCGCCGCCACCGCCAGAAACGCCAATCTGACCGCCTGAGCTGCTGCCGCTTTTTTTAGTCGCGAGGCCACTTGCACCCTTGCCACCTGCGTAGCCGAGGACGTTTCCTCCGTCTTTGCCTGCACGAACCTTGTTATCATTGCTTGTATAGTTTGCTTCGCCGCCGCTGCCGCCATCTCCGCCCTTGATGCCGTCGTCTCCGACTTGAGCGTAAAACTGCTTGTTGACCGGGTCTGCAAAACCAATATCGGAAGATGAGCCGTTTTCAGAGGATAGCGAGCCGAACTTTGTTTGCACGCCAGACGTACCGGCCACGCTGCCGTCTGCGGAATATACGCCGCCTTTGCCGCCTGCACCAATTTGCACTGCGTAATCCGTTCCGGGCGTAACATTCATTTCAACGCTGTAAACCTTTCCACCCGCGCCGCCTGCGCCTGCTATGCCGCCTTTGCCGCCTGCGCCGCCGTTGTACACGTTCTTGCCATCTTCGCCCTCACATCCGCTCGAACCGCCAGACCCTCCCCCAATCAGCACTGCACGAATACTCGTCACATTTTCCGGCACCGTCCAAGTGCCGCTCTGTGTCAACACCTCCACAGTGTCGTAATATTCCTGCGCGCCAATGTCCGGTGGGAAATAATCAATCAGCACACTTTCCTCTGCCGCAAGTTTACCGGATACCGTAATATCCACACTTTCAATGCAGCCGGAGACTGTGCCACCGTAAGGATGTGCAATTTTCACTACATCACCGGGGATTTCGCGTTTGGTTGCAATTTTGTAATTGATACGTTCATTGTGGCTGTAATACTCGGCAAGGCGTTCTGCGACCGCTGTTGCGTTGACAAGTGATACGAGCGTCGCATTCTCTACCTTTACCGTGTTATCTGATTGTGTAACAAGCTCGCGTGTTTTCGGTTTAATCTGCTGCATTACCTGCCGGGTAACGTGCGTATACTTTTTACCCGTCAGCACGCCAGAGCCTGCCGAAACCGTTGCCCAGTTTGCACCGCTTGCAAGAACGGAAAAGCCAGATGCCGTGAGGTCGTAGCACGGTTCGTCGAAGGTGATTTTGTCGTCTGCCGACGTTGTACCCTTGAAAAGCTCCACCGTTTCCGTTGCGCTCTGCGAATAGGCGTGTTCGGTTACGATTACCTCGGTAACAGGCGTTGCGTAATCAACCGTACCGCTTGCGTAGATTTCGCCTGCGTCGATTGCGCTTGCCTCGCCGCTCCATAGACCTTCAATGCGAATTGCACCGTCAAAGTCAACCTTCAACGTAGCACCAATCGCAAAAAGCACCTGCGTGAGATTTTCACGCCGCGTCGCGATAGGAAGCCAGCCGTAAAGCTTAATATTTGCAATATTTGTTTTGACGTAAACCGTCAGCGGAGAGCAAATGTCCTCGCACACTTTTTTCACGGTTTCGCCTGTGTAAATACCGCCGTCGTGGTATGTCTCATCAAGCAAACCTACGGTCGAAGTGCAGGCGAAATGATATGTGTTGATAGCCGTTCGGCTGACCTTCTGCACATAGTAGATTCCCATTTGTTCATCATTATGGAAATACGTCAATGGTGTGTTGCGGATAAATTCGGTTAATGTGGTGTCTTCACTGTATACATCGAAACTAAAAGTATCAATTTCCTGTGATGCAGCAATCGGGGAACGTGCTTGATACACATTCCCCGACTTTACATCTGTTGCCGTGAACACCTTATCCAGATAAAGAATTTTATTTGTTCCCATGTGTCACGTCCTTTGCGGTGCCATTGCGATAAACTGAACGGAAAGCCCCGTCCAGTATGCTTCTCCGGGTTTCTTGCGAATGAGGTTATCTTGTCCAGCAGTAACATATGCGTTAAACGTAAGCGTGCTCTGTGCATACGGAACAACAATTCTGTGACTGTCCTGCGGTGCACTCAGAACCTCGTACAGCGCATCGTAGTCGCCGTACTTGCCAACTGCGGGAAGAATCGTAATCTCGTAGTTGTAAAACGTACCGATAATGTCGCGAATCATTGCGCCGCTGAGCGTTCGCTCTGCGTTCTTGCCGTCAAGCACCTGAAATTTACGGGCAAGGCTTGTAACAAGGACGTTGTACTTCTTTCCGTCTACGGTAAGTTCCATTTATGCACCTCCTGTTACAAGGCTCACGCCGCGCCGCCGTGTTTCGCCGCTGTTGTACGGGCCGGTAATGCGTGCAAACTTCGCGCCGTCGATGTACAGCTCGATAGGCTGACTGCTGTTGCCAGTGCCGCCGCGTGCGTCCAGTGCCGCGTTAAACGCATCAATCATGGTAGACAGCGGGGTTTCCACGTTCACGCCGCTTTTCTGATCGCCCAACAGAGCGAGAAATTCACTGTTCGGACTGATAACCGCACCGTTTGCAAGGGCGGGGATATCAAGTGCATACGCGGCAGTTGGAGAATCCATCGAAAATGCGCTTAATCCGCCACCCAATGCGCCAACAAGCGACGAAATACCACTTCCAATGCCACTTCCAATTTTGCCAATCAGATTAAGGACAAAGGAAATAGCGTCGCCCAGTTTCGTAATGGTATCCGTCAAACCCTCAATAATAGAGATCACAGAAAAACCAATAAACTGAACGATAGGTTTGATAATGCTCCAAATCGTTTGCAGGATCGGAGCCAGCGCAGATACTACCTTGTATATTGCCTGCAACGCCGCCGCAAGAAGATTGAGGATTGCCGGAGCAGCTTCTTCGATAGTCCAGCTCGAAAGCGGAAGTAAGACGTTCTCCCATGCCCATGCAAGGCCGTTCATAATCAGGTCTACAACCGGTTCGAGTGCTGCCATGAAATTGTTAAACGCCGTGACAAGAGGTTCAAAATTCAAACCGCTTGCCCAATCCGCCGTTGCCTGTGACATTTTATCAATTCCGGCTAATACATCATCAATGATTTTGAGGATACTCTCCCAAATAGCTACGCCATTCCCGTTGTATTCCCACGCAGATTGCAAGTTTTCAGCCAGTGATTTTATCGTATTCTCAATATTCGTGATGATGGAAAGAATATTCGAGAAGATGCTTTCGCCTAATCCTGCGTCAGTCCAAGCCGCAATAAACGCTTGACCGATAGAATTAACGAGGTTTACAATTGCTGTAATCATTTGTATCAAGGTGTTTATCATCGTTTGTCCGGCATTACCATCATTCCACGCGGCTAAAAACGCTTGACCGATTGCGTTAATTGCTTGAACCACCGTGGTAATGAGGGTCATAATGCTTTGCAGCATGATTTGTCCCGCGTTACCATCGTTCCATGCCGCAATGAACGCCTGACCAATAGATGTGATAATCTGAATGATCGTGTTCAGCAAGTTCATAATTGCTTGCAACATCTGTTCGCCCGTGTTGTTCGTGTTCCACGCATTGGTAAATGCCGTTGCAATGGCGGTAATCAGGTCGAAGATGGTTTGCAGCAGCAGTTGAATATTGTTCAGCGTTTCAAGTCCGGTTCCGTTCGTCCAGATTGCCATAAACGACTGACCGATAGCGGAAACCATGTCTTTCAGCGCAGACAGAGCGTTCTTTGCGCTTTCAATAGTCTGCTGTCCGTACTGCGCCCACGAATCCTGAAATACTTTCCAGAAGTCAGTGAGCCATTTCGGTGTCTGATTTTTTGCTGCGGAATAATCCGTATCAAACTTAGGTGTGCTCGGGTCGGTCGTGTTACTGCTGTTATTGCTTAATTTCTGGACTGTATCGAACGATGCAAGAGCCTTTTCAGCTTTCTTCGCAGACGATGCCGTGGAATCAAGTGCATCCGTTTGCTTGTTCAGTTCCTTTGCATTTTCCTGCGCCTGCTGTGCGGTCGTACCGAACACAGACGCGATAAACTGCGCCATCTGTGCCGTTACCTGTGCAAGAGCCTGCATCAGCTTATTCAGCAACGGAATGATAAATTCATAGATAGGCTGGAACGCCGTCAGCAGGTTGCTTTTAACCTGTCCGAACGACTTTGCAAACGTCTTGTTCGCAAGCAGAGCCTTGCCCAAACGGTCAGCCATTGCCGTAAGCGCTTTGGAAATCAAGTTGAAGAACAACGCGCCCGCAACGATAGAACGCAGACGCACACCGAACGACTGTACGCCGCCCGTTGCTTTCTTCATGGACTTTTGGCTGGAACGTCCGAAATTGGCGAATTTGGCTTTGAGCTTGTCAATCGCTGCGCCCAATTTGCCGCCGAGAAAATTTTGCAGACTTCCGACAGACGTTTTCAAGCCAGCGCCCAAACCCGCAATAACTCGTTTCAGTTTAGCCATTTTAGAATTTGTCTGACTTACGAAGTCGTTCATTTCCGACTTGGACTGTTTCAGTCCGGCCTTCATGTTCTCTAACTGCGTGGTCTCATTGGCAAGGTTTTGCCGCACATTCTGACCGGCGCTGCTCATCGTGGATGATTGCTTGATCTCGGCAAGCTGTTGTTTCAGTTGTGTCGCTTTATCATCTGCGTTCCGCAGAGCTTCGCCCAATTTATCCGATTCAGCAACAAGCGAATTCAGCTTTTGCGCCGATTCCGAGAATTCCTCCTGTGGGATTGCACCCGTTGCCGCCTGTTTCAGTTTAGTGTTGTAATCGCTCTGAGCCTTTTCAATCTCAGCGTTTACTTCATCCAACCGAGCAGCCAGACGTGCAGCTTCTTTCTCCGTTGCTGCAAGGTCGGCTTGCATTTTTATGCCCTTCGTGCCGCCAGCGGCTACCTTGTTCCACTGTTCAGCAAGTTTTTGAACCTTTGCGGCTTGTTTATCTACGGCGGCTGATTGCTTTTCAATGTCTTTCGTCATTTGTGCAATCTGCTTTTTCGCTTGTTCGTCGCTTACAGTAGCGTCGATTCTGATAGAGCCATCCGCCATTTATTCACCGCCTTTCTAATTGATCTGCGCCCAAAAAGCGTCAATAGCTTCCTTTTCCTCTTCGGAAAGTGCGGGTGCAGGGGTTAAATTACGTTTGAGACGTTCGTATTCCTGTTTCTGTTTTCCCTTCATTTTGCTTGTGTCCGTGCCTCTGATTTGCAGGGCATGAGACATTGCCGAATCTTCGTTAAGGCTTTCCATCATTGCCATAAACTCAAACCAGTGCAGATTGACCTTGTGCAGCTCAATGCCGAACGTCTGCCGGAACGATGCGTACAACCGTGCAGAATCGAAATCGAACCACATCATGCGTTTACCGCCGGGTTCAATCTCTCTGTCGTCGCCACAGCGAACAAACCACTGTAAACCTTCCAGTGCAATGTCAATGGGTGGCATCCCTGCTCCGTAAAGCAAGGATAAGGCCACCCATACACGGTCATTATCGCTTAAATTCGGGTCGTCCAGCGCAAGGGAAATCTGAATGCCGATTCTGTAATCCGTGCGAATCAGATACCCCTTGTAAGAGCTTGGCAGGCGGTCGAGCAGCATGTTAAACACTGCCGACACGCTCCGCGCTGTACTTGCTCATGTTTGCTGCACGCTTCTCAACGTGGCTGTCAATGATGGGGGTAAGCTGTGCGAAGAAATCAAGGAACTGGTCGGAGGACGGAAGCACCGCACCAAACACCTTCGCGCAAGTATTTTCGCCAATCAGCGCGTCGATTTTGTCCCTAACGTCTTTGTCAAACGCCACGATATCGTCCAGAGTGTCCAGAACGTCGCCTTTCTTCTCAGAAATAGCCGTTGCCTTGTCTTTGATTTCATTCAGCAGGTCGAAAAAGCCTTTGACAAAGCTATCATCAGACAGCGGAAGGGAGATCGTCTCTCCCTTGTCGTTGACTTCAATAACCTTTACGCCGCTGTTTACGCGGATACTATCCATTCCTCGTTACCTCCTTATACGGATACGTTCGCAGTGAATACCGGTGCACCGCCGGTGATCTTAACAGTGCCCGGAATCGGGTCGCCTACATAGTTCAGCGTAAATTCCAGCGTCGGAGATTCGCCGCCTGCGCCGCCGTAGGTATCAACCTGTACAGATACTTCCTGCACCTCTGCAACGTAGGTTGCAGTGTCGCTGTCACTGGTAGCATTCCACATGTCTACATTCAGCAGCCATGCGTGGGAATCTGCCAGAGTAGCGCGAGCGCGACGTTTCTTGTCGATAAACTCAAACACATCGTCGCCCTTGGTGCACTGCTGAGAAACGCTCATGGTCGGCTGATAGCCGGTAATCTCAGTAGTTGCAGAATCAGAAATAATGTCCTGCTCGGTCTCGGTCTGTGCACCGTAGTCCGTAGATGCTTCGGTTACATTTTTGCCGATTCGCGCAAACTTTGCATCGCTATATTCGCCCATCTTATCGCTGGTATCCAGAAAATGAGCAATGAGAGGACGTTTGATCTTTTCAGTAGTTGCCATTTTTACACCTCTACTTCATAGTTAATAGTTAAGAAAATTTGGTAATCCTCGGTTAAATCTTCGTATCGAGCGATAAGCCCCGCAGGGGTCGTTCGCTCAACAGATGTGACGGTCATTCCCTCGCCGAGATCAGGCGGGTTTTCTTCCGCCCATGCTCCCAGCTCATTCAGCAAGGATTCAACGTCGAGACGTTCCTCGCTGTCGGTCGGCAGGGCGCGATACATCACGCCGAACGGGTACTGTGCAGCATATCCGCCGTCAATGTACTGTGCGGTTTTATACGCGCTCTGTACACTGGTAAGCATCATGCCTGACCGTTCCGGCGGGAGATATTCAAACTCGATTTCGGGAGCATAGCCTTTCAGCCATAAAAGTACAGCTCGTGAAACACCGTCTTGTTCACGAGCTGTTACCGTGTTTAACTTCTCACTCATCGGTCAAAATCTTGCGCACTCCTTCCATCCAGCGCGTTTCATTCAACGCCTTGCTTGCCTCGAACCAGTGAGAACGCGCGTTTTTGTGCATTCCTTTGCTATATTTGAGGTTTCGATCTGTCAATGCCTTGCGTGTGCCCTTGGGTGCAAACGTACTGCCGGTTGCCGGGTCAATCATCACCTTGCCGTAATACTGAAAACGTGCATACGGCGAGGCATACACAATGGTATGACCATGCCGCTGTACGTTCATTGCCAGTACACCGGTTCGCGCCGGAACAAACGGGTCGGTGTCCTTGATGATCTCCTCAACAAGCCACGCGTTCGCCTTTTCCACGCGCCTATCAAGCACGTTGTTTGGCAAGTGCAACTTCATAGAGTAACGTATCATCGGCCGCCCACCTCCAAATGCTGCAATCCGCCGTAATCATACAAAGAGACGCTTGTGACGCGGTATGTCTCGTACTTCTCACGGCATTTCTGATAACTTCCTGCATCCGGCACATCGCCGCGCGCAAAATAGTCCTTTTCAGGGCTGATGATCTGCGTAAACGGTAAAGGGATATGCAGCGTTACACTGTCTGCGCTGTTCTGTGCGGTCTTCGTTACGCTCGTGCCTCTGGTGCTTTCAAGCAAAACGCCCGTCAGAACAGTTCGGCCAGACGGCTGAAACAACGTTACAGTGTGGGGCAGTCGCATCCGCAGCACCTCCCACCTCGGTACAGCATTCCGGTATTTGCAAGATACATTTCCGCAGCCGCTTTGAGCTGTGCCTTTGCCTCCTGCATTGCCTCCGTGCCGCTACGATAGCTTACAGACCAAGAGCCAACACTCTCGCTCTGTTTCTCCTGCTCGGCAGATGCCGCGCGAGTTTGGAGCGTATCAATCACTTGATACTGCTCCGCGACCGCACAGCACGCCATCTTTGCAGGCTCGCTATCGTCAATTCTTCCGCGCGTAAGATAGGTAAGATATGCTACAGCGCGGCTTTCAAGGCGCGAAAACTCATCCTCGGCAATCTGGTTGCCGAGGTACGTATCCTTGTAATATGCATAATCTACCATTTGCGTTTGCTCCTTACAGAAGGGTTACGGATGCGGTGCCGCTCTTGCTTACGTCCTGCTTCGCCTCAGCAGTTACCGTGAGGCTCGATGCAGTCTCCGACTTGTCAACGGTCAGCAGGCCGTCTTCGGTGATCTTGGTGTTAGCCTTTGCGCCGCCGGAAACACTCCACGATACGCTGTCGGAAACAATGCCGTCGCCGGTTACAGCCGCAGTAAACAGCTTGGAACCGCCCTTTGCAAGGCTTGCAGTCGCCGGAGTTACCTTTACAGCGGAAACAGTGCCGCCGTTGCCGTAAACGGAGAACGGGAACGGGTTTTCCATGTCCGCATTAAATGCAGTTACCGGGTTTGCGATCTCCCAGCCGAGGCGCATAACTGCGCGCAGCGCAACCATGTCGTTCTGCATGAGGTTGTACTGGATTGCCTTGGTAGACGGATCCTGAATAACGCCCTCGGTGAAGATCTTGAACGTGATGTCCTGACGGATGGCGTAAACGAGCTGCGACCAGTCGCCGACAATCATCTTTGCAAGCGTCGGGTCAAACGCGCCGTTGTTCGGGAAATACATATCCATGCCGTCCAGAGCGTAGCGAGACGCGCCCTGCATGTCAGTCTTAAAGATCGGCTGACCGGTGGTATCTACCAGGCCGCGCAGCTTGCCGCGCATCTGTACGGCGGATACAACGCCGTTCGGGCTGTAGCCGTCCAGTTCAACCTTTGCGATAAGGCCGTTCTCGCCCATGATGTCGCCGAAAGTGTCGGTAGAGGTCGGAACGCCGTTTCCTGCTGCAATCGCAGACGGGACAACGCCATCACGCCACGTGGTCGGCTTGTCAGCGCCGAACAGGATTGCGGCGTCAATCTTCTTGCCGAACGCCTCGACCAGACGCGGACGAACTTCACCCCAGATGTCGTAATCCGCATCATCCAGAACTGCCTCCGGGATGGGGACGATTACCGCGATTTCCTCGGCGTAAATCTTCTTTTTGTCCCATGCCATCTTGGTAGTCTGCTTGTACGCTGCGGATTCAGCCGCGCCAGTGCCGGAAACCTCGCCGTTTACCCAGTAAGCGGTCGGCAGCATATCCAGAACGTTCATGGTCTGGGTCTTGCTGGTCATGTTCGGCAGGCGGCGAGCCATACGCAGCACTGCCGATTCTGCAACAGCGCCCTGAAGGATTTCACGAGTTACCGGCTCCGGGATGAGGCCGGAAAGGGAATTGCGGTCAATTACGTTATTTGCCATTGTTAAAAGCTCCTTTTCTTACTTGATTGCCCCACGAATAAGCGCGTTCATCGCTGCATTGGGGGCGTTTTTCTGGTTGCCATCGCCAACAGGCGCAGTCCAATCAAACGAGGTTCGCGGCCGACGTTCCTGCGCGATTGCATCCACAGCCTGTTCAAAGGTGGTCTTGTCATCTACCATCTTCGCGGCCTTGAACGCGATAAACTCCGCTTCGTCGCCGGTGAAACCCTTCGACGAAACGTATCTTTCGTGCTCGAGCTGTTCGATCTTCGCGTTCGCCGCCGAAAGGTTGCTTACTGCGGTGTCGCGCTCTTTGGTGATGTTGTTCATTCTGTCCTGCTCGGTCTGCTGACTGTCTTTCCACGTGCGGAATGCGTTCAGCTCTTCCTCGCTGGGCATTTTCTTCCGTTCACGCTCAAGGCGAGACTGGATCATCTTATCTACGTCCGCCTGACTGAACGTCTTTTCCTGCTGTGCAGCAGTGTTGTTCTCCGCGCTCTGCGCGTTGGTGTTGGTAGCGTTGTTTTCCATTGTGGTCTCCTTGTTTAACGTCCTGTCGGACAATTTGGCAATAAAAAACACCGTGTTTCCACGATGCCAATTATTCAATTACTTTCATGCGGTTGGTCTGCGTCGGCAGGCTCGCCGCCCGGCTAAATTCGCGATATTCTTTCTTCAATCGGCGAATGCGGATGCCTGTTTGCTCTTCCTTGCCCGTCATTCCTGCGGCGTTGTACGCGGCTCTGCGGCGCTCCAGTTTGCGCACTGTGCGTTCTATCTTGCGCTGCATTTGCGTTGCTTCATAGGCGCTGTACGTGCGCCCCTCGAACTCCACAGGCGGTGGGTCAATGTTCGCAAGCTGTTCATCCGTATATACGCGCTCAGAAACGCCCTCTAAAAACGGATGCCTGTGATGCCTGCAATTTGCACCCTCCAAACCATCAACAGCGCCGAGGCCGCAAATCGTGTAAATATTCGGGTATTTGCTGCCGTCTTTCGTGCTGTAAACCTTGCCTTGCCATGCCTTGTGGTTCTTCCATCCTGTGCCTTTATCACGCGCGCCGCGATGGGCGGTGATTTCGTACAGGTCAGTTTCCAGTGTTTCCGCAGCCGTTTCCGTGTATTTCGAGGTAAGCTGATTTAGCCCCGTGAAAATAGCTCTGCGCGCTGCAACGTCTGCATGGTCTCTGTGCCCTGTCGCATAGTCAATCGTGTATATGCCGCTGTCTGCAAGCTCTCTAACTGCATCCTCAAGTGACTGCTGCAACGTAAACGCGCCGGACTGCATTTTCACTTCTGCTTTGTCAAGGGCGGCTTGATACGCCTTTGCAATCGGATGAAATGTAACCTTTCCGTTTGTTTGCAGTGCAAAACCGAGAGAGCGTGTAATGTTGCGGTATCCGTCAAGCGTCTGTGACTGTATCTGCGCGATATCCGCAGCCGTCACCCAGAAAAGCGGTTCAGCAACGCTCGCCTTGCTTGCAAGCTCGTTGTAATACTTCTGGTTGTATTCAACAACACGGTCAAGTGCTTCCTGCACCTGAGGCAGTGTTTCCTTGCTGTGCTTCGCTATCATTTTTTCGATGGTCTCCATGTCGAGGCCTTGCGCACGTAGCGCGCGGATATCGTTCATGGCAACCTCGTTCAGTTCGCCGGTCAGCTTAAATCGTGAACATATCTCGCGCAAGATGTCCTTTTCGAGCTCTTGCATTGCAATCGCAATCGGTTCGGGCGCTGCGTCGAGGTATTCCGGTGTGATTGGATACTTCATTCAATCTCATCTTCCCCCTCGTCCGTCATGTCCTGTGCTTTCGGCAGCATTTTCTTTGCCGTCTCATCATCTTCATTGAGCCACTTAGCGCGGAATTCCCAGTCGTTCATGATGCCTGCGTTAAGCAGCTGCATGTCTCGCGTGAAGTCCGTGCCCTTGTCCTCGATGATGCTGTCGTCAAAGTCAATGCTGATTTCCACATCTTCATTCAGCCCGGCGTTCATTGCATCATTTCCGATCCGCAGAATAATGCGGCACAGCTCCACAAGTGCCTGCTCAAGGATGATTTCATGCTTCTTGATCGTGCGGAACATGGTGCTGTTTTCGCTGATTACCTGCGTGGCGGTTGCAACGCTTGCGCCGTCAAAGTGGTAATAGCTCTCACCGAAACCTGTCTTGGTTGACAGCAGGTTCAGCTGATCTTGAATGCCTCGGTTATGTTCGCCGGTTCTCAGCGTCATATCAATCGGCTGAATGATATTGCCATCCTGCGTATCCTCCGGCAGCACATAATATGCGAGCTCGTCCGGGTCGAATACCGGTTCACCGTCAAGGTAGTTCGTCGCAGCCGGCTTTACCATGATGCGCTTTTTACCGAGCAGGAACTCGTTTACATAGCTGTCATATGCGATATCAACGCCTTTCAGAACGTCAATCGCGTTTGCATAGACCGGAATGCCGAGTGGAATGTAATAGTCAAAGTTGTTCGCGATGTTCAAACGATCAATCACAAACTGCCGCTTGTTCGAACCGGTATGCACAACAGGTGGAATTTTTTCAAACCCCGGCACGCTTGCAAGGCTTTCTTCAAACAAACTTTCATCTGTGATTTTGAAAATGCGGTTTTCGATGTCGTAAAAGCCGATTTCATTTCGCTTGTGGATTTGCAGATAGCAGTAATCCTCACCATTTACAGTGGTTCGGCTGTCGAACGCGCATTCCGTGATAACGCCGTTCTGCCATGCCAGAGGGAAAATGTGCTCTACAGTCACATAATCAATCTGAATTCCGTTTGCTGCGCCTGCAATAGGCTGTTCGCCGTCCGACACTGCACCGACAACACGCGGAATGTATGCGACCGTACCCAGTGCAGACTTCATTTCCTGCATCTCGTTCGCCTTGACCTCGAAGTTGTTCTCTTCAAAGATGCGGTCGACGAACGCCTGTTCTTTCTCGCCCTCCAAGGTGATCTTCACCTTTTCGTTCATGAGTAGGTTTGCCCAGTCCTCGGCTAACTTCTTCGCCATACCGAGCGTATATCGCTTGCAATGCACGGTTCGGCCGCAGTTCCGCACCTTGTAATGGTGGAATGACTTCACATCACCCACATACCAGCTGCGCCACTCCGCAACCTTACCGTAAAACTCGGGGGCGATTGTGTTATAGCCGAGCTCTTTCAGTTTTTCAATAATCGTCAAGCAATCACTCCCATTCTTCTGTAAACGCGCTCAAGAGCGTATCTCGCGGCGTCAATCAGATGGTTCTTTTCATCTGGATAGCCGCTGATGATCTCGCCGTCCTTGTCGCGCTCATACTCATAGTTCACAAACTCATCATAGGCGTGCGGCGTTCGCTTGCGGTCGATGACAAGTGTCCTGCGCTGTAGCCACTTCATGCCGTACTCGACACTGCCGGGGCCCTTCACGGCCTCTTTGGCAGGCAGTCGCATAGCGCGGTAGTCTGCAACGCTTTTGGGCTCTGCACTGTCGCAGGTGATAAACGTATCATTATAGCCGCGCTCCATGATAATACCGGCGCTTTCCTCGTTACTCAGCTTGTTTTTGTATATCTCATCGATAAAATACACCGTCTCACGCGCCCTGTCGTAGTGGACGCGGATAAAAGCGAACGGGTCGGGGAACCATCCCCAGTCAGCGCCTTGATAGATATGATCGAACGTTGCCACCTCATCATCTGTGATTTCTCGCAGTTCAAGGTTTTCAAAGACGTTGCCGCCCGTGCCGACCGGAATGCCGAGGTATTCATGCTGATACGCTCGTTCGTTCGTCAGTTTTAGGTGCTCCGCCTCATAAATAAACTGATCGCCTAACCACTCGCGCGGCGCTTCAAGGTACGTGCTGCGGTGGCAGAGACGGTCAGGGCGTTCTTCTAAACTGTCCTTGTTCGCCCAGTTGTCGCGGCTGATCGGAGGGTTATAACTCTCAAAGTTCCAATACTTATCACCGCCGCGCATGGTAGACTGCAAGATCGTTCGGATTTCCGCGCGTCCTGCGAACTGGTCTTTCTCCTCGAAATGCGTAACAGCAATATAACCAAACGGAACCTTGATTGACTTGATCTTCATCGGGTCATCAGCGCCGCGAAACATGATTTTCTGTCCGGTCGGGCGATATATCAGCTCCATCGGCGATACCTTCGCATCCCAGTAGTCAGCCATTCCCAGCTCGCCAATTGCCCATACATACTGTGCGTATACACTATCGCGGATGGTGTTTGCAACCTTGCGTAACACAAGCGCATGCGTTCCGGGGTTGTGGATAAGCAGCAGCGGAACGACAATCGACACAAACGACGATTTCAGTGAGCCACGGCCGCCGCTCTCGTCATAGTGTGTGTGTCCATGCTCGAATACATCGTGCGCGACAGGGTAAAATGCAGGGCCGATTACCTGAGATAGTTTTAACTCAGACATCGATAATCACCTTCACGCCCTCGCTTTCGATCTTCTCTTCTACTGCGTCACGCTGTCCGAGGTACTGCTTTCCCAGCCAGATCAGCATCTGCACATTTCCGCTCTTGGCTGCGTTCATCTGCCAGTGGCGCAGGCTCAGCTTCATTTCGGCCATGCCTTTATAATATGCTTCGGTCACATCATCGCGATTCGCAAAGGTTGTGCGTGCGAAGCCTAATGCTCTTGCGATTTCATCTTGCGTGTTGCCCTCGCTTGCCAACTCGCACACCGCTTCAAGGTCGATTTGTTTCTTTGGTCTGCCTCTCGGCATTTCCTAACCTCCTTTCACCCAATAGAAAAGCACCGAGACTTTCCCGGTGCTTTGTCTGTTGAGTTGTGTTTGCTTAGGTCGAAGACGAGCGAGCGCCACGAGCGCCAGCCGCACGACGGCCAACCGCTACACTGCGGCGACGAGCGCGGCCGGAACGGCCACGGTTTGCCAGTCTACCACTGCCATAACCACCCATGCTTTTCACCTCCTTTCAAATATACAAAAAGGACTATCTTTCGCAGATAATCCTTTCCGTGTTTTGTTAGTCTCCTATAATTCTGCTCAAATATTCTTTTGAGCCTTTGCCGATTCGCGCAAACTTCATATCTTCGGTTTTAATCGGACGCTTGACCGCCCGCGCGAATTCCTTGCCTTCGATATACTTTAGATCGGTATCAAATTCGAGGGATGCGAGAAATTCCTCTTTCTGCGCTCTGCTGGTAAAGCAGATACAACACCAATATTCAGTGTCGCACATATCGCGGAATCGCTTGTTCTCAGCGCCCATGCGCTCACGGAAACTCTTTTCTACGTCTCCCAGTTCATCGAGGCACTCGCTTTCGAGCTGCTCTAATTCAATGTGATCGTCTTTTGTTTCCTTAACTTCGTCGTCGTTCCAATATCCCATTACAGTTCGCCCCTCCTGAATAACTCCAACTCTGCCAGCGGGAACCATGTGATAATCTTCTCGTAGTCCCGCGGGAAATTCTCCTTGATCGGCTTCAAGAACCGATAATCAATACCATCGAACGTTCTGCCGAACAGCTTATAGTCTACCGGCAGCCGAACACCGCTTGCATCAAATTCGCGCAGCAGGTCGGCCTTTACCCAGTCGAACACCGGATAAAACCGCTTTGCATTGTGGTTGATCGCTCCATGTGTTTTCATGGCGATACGCCGCATAGGACTGTCTGCCATTCTAACGCCGGTCGCAGTGTAGACGCATTCCGGCAGGCGCTTGCACTCTCGGATGATCTCGCCAATTTCGGCATCATCATATTCTTCGCCGGGCAAGTCCATCGCCTCGATCTTGGTTACATGCTCCGGCGACTGGAATACCAGATTACGCAGCATGCGATACAGAGACCGGTGCGGCAGTCTGTAAATGTGAGTTCCGAAAAAGTCCTCATAGTACGCAAGGCTGTTTTCGACGAATTCCAGACCCGGCACAGTGTAACAATAATACGGGATTACACGCTTGAAATACTTCCTCAACTGCAACCACGCTGCAATGCTGTCTTTGCCTGTAGAAAATGCTAAGATCGCGGTATCGCATTCCTCTGCCATAGTACGGCACAGGCTCTCTCCGCTGCTTGCATCTACTCTATCATACACTACGCTTTGTCCTCCTCTTTGTCTCGCTCCATCTGACAATCAATCGCACGGGCGATAAAGCCATTCACGCTTTCGCTCCGGCCTTCCACATGGGATTTGATCTCTTCTTTCTTGCCTTTCGGCAGGGTCAAATTAACTCGGTCATAAGCCTTGTTGATGTACTTATTGGTTGCTTTCTGCTGTGCCTTGCTGGATGGCATATAACAGCACCTCCTAACGATAGCTATTATACGCCTAAGATATATTTGTGTAAATATACACAATTCACAAATATACTTGCGCAAATATAGTTATTTTACCCATTGCTATACTTGCGCAAATATATTATACTATAGTCACAGTAAAGGAAACGAACACCGAAAGGAAGTAATCAATATGACCGCAACCGAGAAAATCGCAATCGCAAAAATCGCAAGCCTGACCGATGATCAGCTTTTCGCCACATGGGAAAGCACCGAGAAGTACGATAGAGAAAACCACATGGCGCAGGTAATGCTTCGCGGCTGGTGCATGGATGAGATCGAGAAGCGCTACCCGGAAGGCTTCGATGAATGGCTCGATTCTGACGCGCTGGACAGCGAGCTGCGCCACTACTGCATTAAGTAAGGAGGTAACTACAATGGCCGCAACGCTCAACACCATGTGCATCAACTGCGCCAAACTCAACAAAAGCTGTAACGGCACGACAAACCAAGTATGGACTGGCTGTATCTACAAGGAGGTAAAGTAAAATGATGAATTTCGAACTGACCCGCAGCGATAGCCGCTGTGTAACAACGGCTCTGACAACAGTTATCTGCAATCTTATCAGGGAGCAGAAAAACCCGAACACCACTGCCGGTCGCAGAGAGGTAGTCGAGGAAAGCATTGAGATGTATAAGCAAGTACGCGCAAAGATCATAGATCAGTGCAAAGCTCAGGAATAACGGTTCTCGCGGGGTTCATCCCAAAGCCCCGCAGCCACAAATTCATTTTTGAAAGGCGGTATCGATATGATAAAAGCAAAATTTGTCGGCAAGATATACTCTCCGGAAGGTTTTCCGGTTCTGACGTACTTATACAGAGGTCGGAAGTATGATGTAATCGATTATGGCTGGCGAGGCGGAGAGCCGCTATCTTGGCAGCACAAGAACGAGCAAGCACACATCGACGATATGATTGATAAAGAATCCAAATCATCCAGCGCAGCAGGCGAACCCGCTGAAATCGGTTTTGAAATCTTTTGGGAATCAGTAAATCAGTAATCAGGAGGTACAAACCATGAACACCATCAAACACACCGAGTACAAACACAACAACCGCCGCGTTATCCTCGACACCTGCGAACTCGCGCCGGGCAAATACGAGACTATGCTCCTGTACCCCAACGGCCACGAGATTGCCTGCCGCACGGCACGCACCGAGGCGGATGCAATCGCAGACTTTGACGAGCTGCTGACCGCCTACCCGGCAGACACCAAGCCCGCAGCACCCAAGCCGCTTACCGGCAAGTACGCCAAGCTCCGCGACGATCTGCGCAAGGTGTACGAGATCGGCAAAGCCGCAGCCGCACAAGTTGAGGACGGCGGCACCTGCAATTTAGATGCTCCCTCGCTCCTGCTCCCGCGCTGGCAGTCCGCCAAGATTGAGCAGGCTTGCAAGGAGGCCGGATGCGGCTGCTTTGAGTGGAAGTGCTTTAACCGGCGTTGGGTTATCTGCTTCCACATTCCCGGTCAGGCATACAAGCGCGAGACCGCAGCCGAGGCAATGACCAAGGCGCTTGCAGATATGGGCTATGATTCCCTTACCTACTGCGCTATTGACTAACATAACCACCCGCCCCGGAGGTAACGAGGGCAGAAAGGAAAACTAACATGACTAAGCTAATCGCCATTATTGCCGCCCTGCTGCAGATCGTACCGGCCACCCGCACCATATCCGGCGAGGTGTACCGCATCGACCACCCGAACCGCGTCAAAGAATAAAATACCTTGTTTCTCTATGACAAACCCCGCTCACCAAAGCCATAATGTGAGCGGGGTTTACCATTATACGACTGTTTCGGTTCCGCAGGACTTGCACCTGCTTTCAGCTCTATGCAAACCGGTATACCTCCACAGGGAGGTATGAACGCTTTCGTTGCGCCTGAACGCCGGGCTTTTACCGGTGATCTCTCAGCTGTCCAGAACGGTTGTATGAAATCCAGAGAGGTATTACCTCACTTTCGCAAGTTTACTTGTGTTTCCGTCCTGATGATTAGGTTGTTTATTGCAAGAGATAAACAGGCTGGTGCTCTTTCGTGGCGTGTACTTAGCCACCCGAAAGCGCCGTATCGGCTTTGTAACTTTGTACCGGTTGTTTTGCTCTCGGCTCTCTAAGTCCGTGTGAGTGCTTATCCGGTAGCACTCGCCCTCTCGATATAGGCTGTTCGGCGTCTCTGTCCGTCGTGTCACGCGTCTCTATCGGTGCGTAATCCGGCTGATTCCCTTTTTAGTTACAGCGGGGAGCGACCCCGGTCGCGGCGTGCCTGCAAGCACCCGCTGAACTCTGCAAAGCCGTTGCAGCAGCTTCACAGGCGTTCGGAAACAGATTGTCCGTCTTTCCGGACTGTCAGAATATTATCGTCCTCGTTGGAGGCGTTTTGCTCCCTCCGCCTCATGCAGTTTCGGGAGCAGATCGCCTTGCACGTCGTCCGCCATGCAAGGCTTGCCAGAAGTCCGCCACATTGCCCTTGGCTAAAAAGGTTCTGTGCGTTACCCGTCCGGCCCCATGAAGCCATCCGGGCATGTTTGCGGTGGCTGTTGCCCGCAGACACCGCATTCCATTCTCATTGTAGCGTAAATGTTATTACTCCGTCACCCTCATGCAGGCTTTGGAGCATATCGGCGCGCCGCGCAAAAGACACGCCGAAAGAATAGAAAGGATAATCAATGCCTTCGTTCCGCGAAAGGCGTTTTGCTCCTCTGCCCTCATGCAGACTTTGGAGCAGGTAAGCGGCAGGTCTCCCCACCGCTTCAAGTAGATATTGGGGTTAAACAGAAAGGCTTGTCACCCGTCAGCCCTCACGCAGGCTTCCGGGCGTGTACCCGCCTTTCGGCGGGCTGAAAGCGGAGGAACGAAACTCCGTGATTCCGCCCTTTAGGGCTTTTATCACGATATCATTATACCACCATGTTTAGTATTATTGTGTATTGTGTTTTCCACAACGTTATGCACAGCCTGTGCGTACCCGTTCCACCGCCTGTAAAGCTCTTACATGCATTTCGCCCTTCACATGGGATTCGCTGTAATTCTGGTTACGCGCCACGTCCCTCCATTTGCATCCGTTTACATACCGGTCGGTTAGCAACGTCCTGAGTTCGTTGCTCGGAACTTTTGCGATCGTGCTGATAATCTCAGCCCGCACCAGATCAAGCCGCTCCTGCTCTCGTTTGATTTGATTGTTCAACTCAATGTACGCATCCGCCTTATTCGCAGTAACATCACCGCCACCGCCCGGCGTTTCCTTAATAGTCGCCGTTGCACTCGTCGCTCGTGTCCATGCTTTTACACGAGCGTTTTCCAACGACGCAATGTAGTTCTCGATTCCTACGGCACGCAAAAGCCATTCTTTAGTCGTCGTGTGCCACTACCTCCTCCATACCGTGCTGTGTATATCGCCTGCGGCGGCTGATTCTCGCCGCCTTGCGGACGCAACCCACACCCGGTTCACATCCACGCGATTTCCCCGTGTCGATCAAATAATGACACGCCCATAGCTTAGACCCTTGGCTCGTACCCAGTACTCGCCAGTATGCGCACCCAGCGCATTCGCTTTTCTTTTTCATGCTAATGCTATTCCATTCTCCCGCAGTTCTTCAATCAGATCGTCGATTTTAACGTATTTTCGGGCGATACTGTCTGCGAGGTAGTTTGTTTCGTCCCATGTAGACGCAGCCGCCGTGTTCGTTGCGTCTCGTTTGGCTTTTTCTATGTCACCCTGCGTCGCCGGTATTCGGTATGGGTTGACTTTCTTTTTCTTCGCCATTTCCGTATCTCCAAAGCAAATAGCGATGGATTTCTTTCAGGTATTTTCGCATTTCCGGACTATACATCATCCGTCCAGCCATCTGTTTTCCAGTGCACAGAAACCATATACCGTACCACCGGTCAGAGCAATCCATAATACACCGAACAAGATGATAGCAATATTTCCTTGTCTTATAGCAAGGTTTACAATCGCCTGTGGTTCTGCGTCCGTATAAAACCTGTTGTTGTCTGCAATCATATGATCTTTGATTTGCGTATGTATACTGCCAACCATATTTGCGTCCACAGCTTCGTAATAATGCCGCACAAGCCTGCTGTCATAGATTGTATCGCCCTGTTGGTGCGCTGTAACGGAAAACTTATCCGCCGGGAACGATACGCCCATGAATGTAAATGTTTCTGTGCTTTCTTCCTTCCGGTCAATCTCGTCCCACGTCCAATACACCTCGGTGCGGCTGTGCGTATGTCCCTTTCCATCGGTATAGGTTACAACGCGCGTGTGCCGGGTGTATTGTTCTGTGATTTTGGTTAGGATTGCATATTTTCCGTCTAAATCGTCTGCCGAAACAGGCTGTTCCGCAACCAGTTTTCCGTAAGCAATCACATTTCCAAAGTCGGTATCCAACGCATACTTAAACTGCTGATCGTCTGTAATCTGCGTTGCTGTGGTAAACTTTTCGTTTTTCTCAGCAATATAGTCGTCAAGTTTGCTGCCGAACAGAAATCCCAGCGCTAACATCAAAAACACGATCGCAACGCTGAATGCCACTTCACGAGGCTTAATTTCCATCGCTGTCACCGAACAGGTTCTGCGGAGCATCTTCCGGTGCGTCGTAGTCCGCATAGGTCGTGTCGATTGCCTGATAGTTCATTACCCTCAGCAGAAAACCGGTTGGGAAAGACCTTACCAGTTTATTGTATGCCCGTACCTGCTGATTGTAGTTGTTGCGGTACTGTGCAATCTGGTTCTCAGTCAGCGCAAGCTCAGTCATGAGCTGCTTGTAATTTTCGTTTGCCTTGAGTTCCGGGTACTGCTCTGCAACGGCGTTCAACGCAACCTGCGCTTGTTCGACCTTGCCGGACGCGGCAGCAGTGCGAGCCTGCGTAATCTTTGTAAGTGTATCGCCCTCGTAATTCTGATAGGACTTTACTGCGTCCACCAGATTGTAAACGAGATCAACACGGCGTTTTTCCACCACCTGCACATCGGCTGCCGCCGAATTTACCTGTTCTTCTGCTGATACTGCGCGGTTATTAGCCGACACAAATGCAGCAGCAATCATGAGTACCAGTGCTGCCACGATAGCCAGAACGATTAAAGCAATTTTCTTCATTTCATTCCTCTCTTTCCAACATATCAAGATACTTTCTCGCCATCGCCGCCACCTACACAGCTTCGCAAGCCGCTGCTTCGGCGTACTGCTCAACAAGTGCCACATGCTGCGCCGTCGGGATACCGTCACGGATACGGTGCCAGAGCTGCTCCATTGCCATTTCGATACTGGCGCATTCTTCTTGCAGTTCCTCGGCTTCTTCTTGCATTACCGCCCAACCCTCGTGCTCCGAGTGAAACTGCGGAAAACGCTCATTTGCGCTTTCTAGTTCCTTTTCCACCAGCATCTTTACATCTTCACTTACTGCATTCATTATTTTCTTCCTTTCAAACACAAATCATCGGCGGGTGCGGAATCTCCGTATCTACCGGTTTCCATAGGTGCAGGCAGTACGGATAATTGTTGATGTACTCCGACTTAGGCGGGTGGAACTGCATAACGCGCTCGTCCTCCCTGAAAAACATATCCTTAATCGCGCACATCTCGTCCCACGTCGGGCAGCACTTGCGTTGCGCAGAGCCGGGCGAAACGCTGACGTGTTCCCAGCCCATGCCATTGCTTGCGATCACTCGGAACGACTTGCCGCCAACATACACCTTGAAAACACCGTTTCCGCTGTCGCCGGTGCAGCCGTAAAACTCGCGTTCTCTGTCTTTCAGCCGAAACTTGTCCAGCTTGTGCAGGTCAATCATGGTGTTCCTCCAATCCGTAAACCTCGTTCATTGCCTTTGCCAACCGCAAAGCCGCGGCGCACATAGCGTAAAAGTTTTTCATTGCATCGTAGTTCCCCATCGGTTGCATCGGGTTTTCTCTCCGCGATTCTGCCTCTGCAATAGCTTTATCAATCGTCATTCTGTCCACCTCCATAATGTTCTACAATATACTGGTTCGCCGTGGTTTCCGGCGCGGTTTTCCATGCAATCAAGTTGGGTGAATCAGCAATTAGCAAGAACGCGCCAAACATTAACGAAGTCACAGCCAGCAAACCCCACACGGTATCATCGCGGATAAAACCAAAAATCGTTGAAACGATTGCAAGGATTATCATAAACGCGCCAAACACGACAAACACAGTTGCCTTTGCCGTTCCCTGTGCCACAACCTCCTGCACCAGTGTTTCTGGCGCAACTCCCATTTGGGCGGCGATTTCAGCAATGGTCATTCTGTTACTCCCTCACATTCCGCCCCGCAAGCCGCATAGCCTGCAAGATCAATCCAACTGTCAGCCTTTCCGCCGCCTGCTGCAATGCGTGCAATCTTGAGCAGCGCCATCATCATGGCAACGTCGTTCGCGTCGATATACACACCGCCCGCCTCATCCACGCACGCGCGCCTGAGGTATGTTTCCCAAAGTTCCGCGATCGTCTCAAAATTATCCTCCGGCGTGCCGTAGTCCTGCTCGCGTTGTCCGCATACGCACTTCTCCGCCGCGTGCAGGATGTCCGCACGGGTCAGCCTGCGCTTTACGTCCTCGCCGTACTTCTCGACTACCTCGGCAATGTTTTGGGTGTCGTCAATCACTTCAAAGTCGAGTAAGTGCGCCACCTCCTCCGGATTTTCATTCGCGTATTCTTCGCAGCATTTCGTACCTCTCTTGCGATATAACACACAATTAAAGCAATACCGCCGTTTTTGGCAATGCTCACCGACCACCGACTCAATGCTGCCGTACACCTTGCCGTCTTTCTTAAACACCATTGTCTGCACCTCCGTCCTTTCTCTCGCCGTAGCTGCAAAAGTCGTCTTGCTGCATCACCTTCGCGCTTGACGAGCAAAGGGCAACTCCTGATGCAGCCGAAAAACTATTGATATATGCGTACTTGCAATCCTTGCACCGTACCACCGGCACAGCATCTACTGTAGGAATCGCTCTCAAAATTTCAGCATCCATATATGCTTCATTCTGCTCCATCCAACGACTTGCAACGTCAGCATCAATCAGCCGCATTGTCTGCACCTCCGTCCATCTTCGCGCCGCAGTTAGGACAGATAGGGTAAATACCCTTTTTGTTCCATTGATATTCTCTGTGCATTGCTTCCCCGTCACACTCTGAACAGTCACAACAATAATCACTGTTTTTCCAGTGCGGTCGAATCCACTTTCCATGCACCACCGGCGCAACGTCGGCGGTAGGGATTTTCTTCAATGTTCTCGCTGATTTCCATACAGCTTCATAAGCCGAGTGCGTCGAGGTTTTCCCTGCAATATCGGTTATAGCATCAAACGCCGCTTCACGGTCAATGTATTCGACCGGATTTTTCCAATCATCAATAACCTTATTCCACATCGTTTTCCTCCAATTCGTCCTTGTTCTTTTCGTAAAAATCGTTGAACATTTTCACCATTTCGCAAAAATGCTCTTTGCAGAGGTAAATAGTGATGTATCCGATGGTGAAGTAAACTGCTGGTTCTTTAGAGTGGATATTTCCATCTTCTATGCACCACTGGCAGCATCCCTTAGTAATATCAATATGCTTTGGCGGCTCAGGAGGCTTGACTTCATGTGTCGGAATACCGAGAAATTTTCTAATCTGATTCCACATCGTTTTCCTCCTTGATCGTCACGCGCAGTTCAACCGTTCGACCACCTTTGAGTTTCCATCGCCAGCCACCAGAAAATGTTTCGGGGCTATCATAACCTCCGAGCAATTCCCAAACCAGGTAGTCGCGAACTGCTTCAATCGCTTCTTTGGTCACATCTGACTTGTTGCGCCATAAGTTTTTATTTTTCGGCTCAAGCGTTCCTGCATAAATACCGCAAAAGCCACAGCCAACATGATATTCAGCCATTCCTATCCCTCCCTAATTTCAATTCTCCTAACTCTCGGCAAATCTCGTCTCTCAGCTTCATTGCTTTCCTTTTGGAAACATCAACCGAGCATCCTACGCCGTGCAGAATATACCGATTGCAATACTTGCACTTTTTCAGCCAGCACTCATCAACCGCCGGTATAATGCTTTCTCCGCTTGGCTCGTGGATGCCGTACCAGCACTTTAGCCGCATTCATCTTCCTCCCATTTCTCGCACGTCTCATCCTCCAACCGGAAATCTGCCCGGTGCTCGCTGTCGCCGTTGCAGCACACTCCGCAAAACAGCTCGTACCACTTGCAATTTCCGCAAGTTAAGGCTAACTTTACCTCCACAAAACGGGCAGGGCTTCAATTTGATTTCGCACATTTTTCATCCCTCCATTTCTTTTCGCAGTGAATCCTTGATGTAGTAGTCAAGCCAAAGCCGCTGGCAGAGCTGTTCCACATCCCGCCCGAACTGCTTCCAGTCGATATTGCTCGGATGGTAGTTCAGTTTCCCGATTTTTACCTTGTCGATAATATCGTGGCATTCCGAAAGCATTTCTATAACCCCATGAGGGTTCAACACCGGCTCACAGGAAACCCATGTGCTGATACCGCATTGTTTCGCAGAGTAGAGGTCAATCAGCCGATCAGATGGGGCATATGGGCCAATATCGGAGCCATCGTAGGTGATTCCGTACCAGTCATTTTTGTCCAGCAGGTCAAAGTCCCGGCTCCCATCACCCTTTGTGAGAATCTGAACATGGTTCCCGCTCTCTTTGATGACTTTGATGACGGCCCTAGTGGTGGAAGTGTCGTATCCAGTGGGGTACGGGTCACAGACGAAGCAGAGGTGGATAAGCTGTCCCTTGACCTGCTCTTTCTCCAGCTGCCGCTTCAGCGCCTCCACCAGCCCAGGGCGGGGTGCTACGATGGCGTGAAAGGTCTCACGATCCCGGTGCAGCACATTCGGTGCGAAACAGTAGTAGCACCTGTGGGGACAGCCGGTGTAGATATTGACGGCGTAATCGCCGTATTCCTTGGCTTTTCCTTTCGGAATATACAAAGGTTTCATGTTTTTACTCTCCTTCCCGCCCGGAACGCCTTGCATACAATCTGCGATTTCTCGCAGGCAATTAGAACTTTCATCGTCTGCACCTCATTCTTCGGTGCAGCGTTCAAAACTGCTTTCTCAACCATTCACACCACACCTTCCAATCCAATCTGTACCGTTTCCGGCTCTTTCAGCATCTTCTCCACCGCATCGCGGTAAAACTCCTTGCAGATTTCAAAACCGTAGCTATCGCGCCCCAGCTCCCGTGCTGCTCTGAGTGTTGAACCGCTTCCGGCGCATGGGTCAATCACCACATCGCCCTGGTCTGTGAAAATCTCAATCAGCTTTTTCAGCAGCTTCACCGGCTTCTGTGTCGGGTGCAGCTTTGGTACTTCTCTACCGTCGCGTTCCCAGTCGATATGGTCAAACACCATCTTTCCGCTTCCGCGAACGACCTTGCCGTTCTCGTCATACCGCCTGCCGTTGTTGAACTTCGGCAGCTTGTCCCGGTACAGTACAACCGCAAACTCAGTTGCGCCTACAATCCGCATATTAGCTTTAAGCACCTGTGCCGAATACGGCTTCGTGAAAAACAGCGGATAGCTGTTCTTGAACCCGTACCGTCTGCCGTACTCCATTACCGTCTGCATCTGGTCGAACGCGCAGAATACGATCATCGCCGGTGCAGCGTTGCGTTCCTTTGGCTCTTTCTTCAAAAGCCGGTTGCAGAAGTGCATATATTCCGCGATCTTGAAATAACCATCCGTGCGGAAAAAGCTGCTTTTCGCCTTTGCACTTTCTCCGTTCTTGTTGTCGCCGCCGACATACCACATTGGATTGCTTCCGTATGCGTCCGCGCCAATGTTATACGGAATATCCGCAATCACCAACTGTGCTTTCGGAATCCCGTAACGCTTGTAGTTCTGGAAATTATCGCAGAACAACTCACATTTAACCTGTTTCATCTTCCGCTCCCAAAATCTCAACCACAATCCTCGGATTCTTCGCATCCACATCAAAGTGATCTTCAAACCCTCGGATATTCTTCCAACCGTCGTTCGACAGATACCGTGCTTTCACCAACGCATCCTGAATTACCTTCCTGCCGAACGCGCAGATATTGTCCTTGTCCCGTCGCCGGTCCTTTTCGTACCAGCGATAGATCATATACACCGGCTCCTCAAATTCCACGTTTCCGAGCTGTCTTGCCGCGTGCATCACAACGGTTTCGCACTTTTTCTTGAGCTGTGCGCCTAAGTACCGATTGCGCCGTTCCGCCTCGATCAGCTCATTCAATCCCGGCAATGGGCCTTTGATTACAAATTTCATCTTTCACCTCTGCTGGCTTTCACTCGTGCCGCCCACTCATTTTCCCAGTCACTGGCGGCGGGCGCACCGTTAAACATCGGCGCATCCGTTTTGGTTTTCTTCGTCTTGTCTCCGATTCTGTCCCAAATGATACCCCTCCACCTCTGTGACATACTCAGCCGGATAACATCGGCTACTGCCTGTTCGCCGTGCTGCTTTACGCGGTTCTCAATCATCGTGAGAAGGTTTCTGAGACTGGTTGGCTCGTATGCATCCCTGCGCTCCTTCTTGTATGTAATCCAATCTTGAACCGCCGAACATACCGGCTCCGAAAACCGTTCCGTCAGGTCGAGTTTCTTATCGGCTTCTTGGGCTTTGGGCTTCGGTTTAGGCTTCGGCGAACATTTTGCCGGTGTTGTCGCTTCGTCCGGCGTACTTTGGTACTCATCATACTTGCTGACGGTAATCACGGTGTAGTGCCGATTGGTTTCCACCGTGATTTCGCCGGTCTTTTTCAGTTTACCGAGCGCCGTCCGTACCTGCTGCACAGACAATCCACTTTCCGCCGAGAGCGCCGCATAGCTTGTTGCGAACGCACCACGCGGTATTTCTATCCCCTGCCACTCACAAGCCCTGTAATTGGCCCTCAGCAGGACGTGAAGCCATAGCTTGCAGGTGGGGAGGTCTTTGTACCATCCCCACTCCGTAAGTGCACGGTGCAATTTAATGTGCCCGTTCATCGTCCCTCACCTTGTCTTAAAACGGCAGCTCGTCGAATTCTTCATCCGTTGAGATAAAATCGCTTTCTTCCTGCTTCTGTGGCTTTCCCTCGCTCTTGCCGCCGCAGAAGTCGATGCTTTCGCACTGCACTTCCCAAGAGCGGCGCTTATTGCCGTTCTTGTCCTGCCAGTCACGGCTTTCCAAACGGCCGGAAACAATGCACATATCGCCCTTGTGGAACCATGTGCTTGCGTGCTCTGCCAGCTTGCCCCACAGGACAACGGAACAGAAGTCGCTCTGATATTCTCCGTTGTTATCCTTTCTGCTGCGTTGTACCGCAATCGTACCGCTTGCTACAGCCGTATTAGACTGCGTGTGTCGCAATTCCAAATTATCTGTTAATCTTCCTTGTAAAACGATCTTGTTAAGCACTTGTATTCCTCCGTTTGTTGCATTTTTTCAATCCATTATGCAATTTCGCATGTTCTGATCGGGTCAGAACC